GTTACAAAGATCATAAATTGTTCTTGTATCTCTAATAGTATAGAAGGGCCAAGGTATCGGCATTTCTAATTGCCTAAAGGCGTTTTCTGCCACAACAATATCAAAACCAGCACCGTTAGACCAAACTGCTCTACGGTTCCAGCAGAACTTGTACAGTATATCCATAGCCTCTGCGAAAGGGATTCTACCGTTGTCGCCCATTGCTTCATTAATCGTATCTTCACTTTGCTCTCCCCACCACCTTAATGTATCTGGATTTATGTGTCTGTTAAATTTTTCAGTTTGTGAATCTATTTCAGGACGTAGTTCTAGTTTTTCTGCGACTCCATTACCCATAGGATCAAAACGAACAGCACCGATTGTTAAGATAACACAATCAGGGTCTGTACTCAGAGTCTCCATATCTATCATTACGTCATTTGCCATTACTACTCCACACGTTGTCTTCGTTTCTTATTTCATTTATTATATCATTTCTGAGGTAATTAATCAATAGAATGGAACGTTTTTTGGGTAAATGCAATGGCATAGTAGAATGCATTAAACGAGTATTATAAAACAAGATACTACCTTTTGGCATGTCATACTGTTCTGCATTCTCTAAAAAGTATTCATCATGCAAACCTTCATAGCAATCTTGTATATCCCAATCTTGTTGATGACTGTAAGGGATAAGTCCAGTTGCTCCTGTGTCTTTGTCTAAGTCATCAAGTGGAATGATAACTTGTATGCCACAGACATCGTTGTTTTCTCTTTTATTATATTTTTTAAATCGATGCGGTGTATCAATGTGAGGTCCTATCCATCTGCTTGGACCATTGATTGTTACGATATCACTTGCATAAAAGGTTGCATCAGTTAAATGCTTTTTGATTTCAGGATAGATTAGTTCATGTATCTCTTGTACTTCGTCCCAATCATCCGTGAGTTGACTCCACCATACAGCAATGCCAAATAGTTTCTTACATGCCTCTGCTTCTGCATACTGCTTCTTATGTGTGGATGCACGTACAGGGTAGAGTTCGTCCTTTCTGTCGTTTATACGTTGAATAAGGTCGTCTGATACGATATCATTTATGATATCAAAACCCCTGCCTTCATGTGATAATTGATCATTAATGATATCTTTTTTACCGAAGATACGATCATAGTTAGCGGCATAGGCTTTTTGATTTTCGGTCTTTCTAGGTGCGGATCCTTTTCCGCCGTGCCACTGACTCATTGCCACCTCGTTTCTAGCCACACACGTTCTTCGTCACCTGCTAGATATATTCTACGTTGCTTATGATCTTCTTCATTAGACCAACACCAGTTTTCATTCAGTGTATCGTATGTACTGTCGTTGTATTGTGCTAGGCTCATAAAGTTTGATAGTTCATGTACTCTGTCGTAATCTTTCATATCACAACTAGGTCCCCATGTATCCCAACACCAATCTCGTACTTTATTAAAATTTATAATAGAAGACAAATCAGTATGTGCTAAAGGTCTAGGATGAAAACGTTCATATCTGGGAGGAGTTTTAGTGACACAACACCACTTGAATATGTCATGTCCTTTCCATCGACCATCTAGTTCATAAAATTGTAAATGTAATTCTACTGTATTCAATACCCTGCTTGCCTCAATAACTCTTTTACTTCAACTACAACTTCTGCATCACGGTTAAATTTAATCGCCCACTTCTCAGGGTCAATATATTCTAATACCATTTTTTGTTGTACTTCATCTAACTTACTTAGAAACTCTGCACCAGACTCACTCTGATACAACGACCAAGGCGATACTCTTCCTGTTGTGACTTCATAACAGATTCTATTTGGAGCACCATATCTAAATGCATCTTTACTTTCTATCTGATCATCTTTACAAATTTCGATAAGAGTCTCCATGCTACGAGCAATTGCATCTAATGGATCTTCTTGTCTAAGATATTCAACAATAAACTTAGTGTAGTTTTTATCACTAGTCCAACTGTCAATTCTAATTTGATTTCTAAGCAACCAATCAGCATAACGATTCACATTGATACATCTTGTGTTAACACAATAATGACCGAACTTAACAAAGGCTAGATAATAAGAACTTTTAGTAAAGTCCACATAAGTTTTTTGTTTTTTGCTAGAAGTGTTTTGTGCATAGAAGTTTAACCATGCATTAAAACCTATACGATTACCTTTAAGGTTCCTATCACCATATCTGCGTTTCTGTTCGCAAAGATGTTTTTCAATAGTACTCTCTTTTGCAAAACTTCTTCCGCAAAAATCGCAACCAAACTTTTTAGTTGCCGAGTTCTTTTTCGTATTCTTCGATTTCATTATCTGTAACGAGTTCACTAAGTAATTCTACCTCATCAAATTTTAGTTCTGGAAACTTTTCTGCTAGATACATTTTGCGTTTGTGTTGTTCACAAAACAATTTTGCTATCTCAGTAAGTTCTCCTGCTGTTAGTTTAGGATATACTTTTTTATAGTAATCTTTTATATCTTTAGGCTTTGCAGTATCTTTTAACTTGCTTACGCCTGCTTTAATGTGAGGAATCCATTGATGATATTGTTTACCAATACCTGGACTCGCCGCACATAACATCAACCATTGTAATTTAGGATGATGCATTATGTTTTCATTAAACAAATGTGTGTTGGCATGATAGTCAACACTCTGTAAATAGTATTGCGACAACTCACGTTTACCTTTTACTACACTAATCCAATGTAGCATCATAAACGGAACAAACTTCTTTTGTTGTTCAGCAGTTAATCTGTCATAATAACCATAATCTTTTTTATCGATTGCCGCTATTGCTTCAAACAAGTTAAAGTCTTGTTTTTCAAATTTCTCATCTTGTGGAGTTTTTGCTCTAGCCAAAATAACCTCTCGCAAACCACCCTACTGCAATTGAGAGGGGTGCTATAATAAACAAATCAACTATCCAATGCAATGCAATAGACAGTGTAACTATTTCTTTCCAATGTAGTTTGCAGACATTCTTCCAATGATCAAAAGACTTGAGCATAATCTACAACTTCACAATTTCTACTAATTTCTTTAACAAAGTAGATACATCTTGGCTTGGGACCATCGTCTAAAGGCACACATAAGAACTGACCGTTACGTAGTCTTGGTGCGTACCATGTTACATCTGAATAAATGTCTACAATCTCTATTGGGAGAAAGCCTGGAGAGAATGACGATAACGGATTAAATGAGAAGACTGAAAAGCCTCTGTCATTCAAAGATGAGAGGGGAAGTGTTTCTAAGTCTCCACCTTCTTCATCACCGATCAACACTTGCCAATCAACTGGCATCTTAATCTGCTTGTCACCAACTTGCAATACAACTGCTGGAGCATTGAATGACTCTAAAAAGATAAGCGGAATGTAATAGTAATCCACGAATGTAGGATTAGAATTATCTAAAATTGCAAATCGAAGGTCATCGATTTCTTCTGGTAACGTTTCTAAATTATAGTATTGGTCTTCTAATGTTAGTATTCTCATTTTGTTATTATACTGCTCCTTGCAGAATTATTCAAGTTAATCGGTAAAATCATTTGTAGTTTAATTTTTCTACGACAAACGGATAATTTGCTTCCCTGTAGAAATGTTTACGTTGAGTTAAATGTCTCTTTGCGAAACGACAGGAACTTGTTAAGTCCCAAATTTGAACAAAGTCTTTATCTTCTGCTTTACGAATGCCACGGCCGATTGACTGTATGACACGAACAAAAGACTTACCTGGCTCAATGAGTACAAGATTAAAAATCCTAGGAATATTGATACCAGTAGAAGCCACGCCATAAGTAGCAACAATGATTTTATTATCACTAATGGCAACGTCATCATATTCTTCTTTTCTGTCATTTACTTTCATGCCTCCTGATACAAAAACTGCATCATCTAAACGTTCAACAAGGGCATGTCCTGCCGCGATACGATCAACAAGAATCAAAGTATTACCCGACTCTTGTATTGTATCGATCAGACTTGCCATCTTATCTAATCGTTTTTCATCACTGAGCAAATGCTTTAGTTCACTTTGATAGTTACTGAACTCCTGTTCGTCTTGTAACTGTACTATGTTCACGTGACACTTAGCAAGTACTCCTTTATCTTGCAATTCTTTTGCAGATAGTTTATTAATAACAGGACCTAAACTTACTTGCAAAGCAATTGATTCATACTTTGCTTTGGGTACTGTTCCTGTTAGTCCCCATCTGATGGGAACATGGGCCATTACACCTGTTAACAGTTGCTTCAATGCATCTGCTTTTGCCATATGTACTTCATCTACAATGACACAAACAACACCTTCAATGAACTCTCCTATAGTACAATCTACTTCACCTCTTTTCGTATTCTTTAACAGAATGTTTAGAGATTGCCAAGTACAAATAGTATGTTGTTTAAAATATTCTTTACGATCACCAAAGTATACACCTACATCTAAACCCATGTTGATGTAATCTTCTTCAGTTTGTGATACTAAACTTTTGTTAGGTACGATCACAATACTTCGACCATATGATTCTACACTCTTACTTAGTGCGGCTGTCATAATAGTCTTTCCTGCGCCTGTAGCCACTTCTTGTATCGATTGAGGATTCTTTAAGAACTCATTAACAACTTGAACTTGATAGTCTCTAAGTTCAATTGGTTGCCCCTCACAGACATGTCCTTTAGGCCACAGTACGTCTTTAAATGAGTCTTTCTGAACTTCTTCAAATTGAAATTGCGTTTGATACTCACGCATGTCTTCCAATTCAATTGAATAGTTTAGTTCTTCTAATATTGGAATGATTTCTTCCAATAGATTAATATAAGTAGAACCGGCAAGACTACAATAACTAACCTTGCCGTTCCACCTCCCCAACTTAACACTGGGCATG